CTTAATTTACGAGTTCTTTGTCTCCTTGGGCATAGTGCTCTGGTAGTTCAGCCAGTAATTTTTAAACAAAAGCCCGAAAATAGGAGAACAGACCGAAGGGAAGTCACACATGGCTACTTACTATCCCAGTACTATTAAAAACGATTTTAGTACAAAAGTTAACTTTGTAACAACAGTAGAGGCTGCAGACGTCAATGATTTGCAAAATGAAGTCACCGCTGTTGAATCCTACTTGGGCACTAACATCAATGTGGGGTCTGGATGGATTGGCGTTTTTGACACAGTCACGTCTAACTGGCCAACTCTTAAAGCCCGTTTAACTAACATTGAGTACGGTCTTTATGATGCGTACATCGCTAAAGCCCCTGCAGGAGGAACTACAGGACAAGTTTTGGCTAAGAACTCTAACAGTGACTACGACTACTCTTGGACTGCTCCAGGAAGTTCTTTGCCGTCACAAACGGGTCAGGCTGGAAACTACTTAACTACAAACGGAACTACTGCGTCTTGGGCACCCTCTCAAGGCGGATTTAACTCTTTCCTACTTATTGGAGCATAAGGACTAACCTGTGACAAATTATGGCGTAGCAATATATGGTCAAAGTGTTTATGGCGCTTCTGATTCTAATCAACTTCCGTATTCAGTATCCCCATTAACATTAACGGTGCTGTATCCCACCAATGTAGTGGTGAATTGGCAAGTCCCTTCTGGAAACTATTTAGGGCTTCGACTAGTAAGAAACCAAAACAGTTTGCCTGAAACCCAAGAAGATGGGGTTATTGTTTGGGAACAGTACTCCTCTGCTATTAGTAAAACCTCTTTTAATGATGGCGGAGGAATTGAAGACACTTCAGGAATTCCCATAACCCCTGGTAGACCTATTTACTATAATATGTTTTTATTAACCAATACTAACCTTTGGGTGTCTGCAGGTGCGGAAACAGCAGTGATGCCTAGTGACCACGGGTTATCTGAGGCTCTTATTCGTTCGCTTCCTACGGTCTTTACCAGTGCTGACCAAAACCCAATTTCTGAGCCAGACTACACATCAGACTTGTACCAGTTCTTAGATGGCTTTGCATTTACTCTTGATGAGTCCATGACTTTGATTGATCTTATTCTTCCTGACAGTACTCGTACTAACTCTCCTATCGGACTTATACCTATTGAGACGTACAACTATGGGCTAACCCTTGAGCCTGGTATGTCAATCAAAAGCCAGAAGCAGTTAATCCGTGAAGCCATTTATATGTACACCCATAAAGGAACATATGATGGGCTAGAAACTTTTGTGGCTTCGCTCACTAACTACTCTCCAACTATTACGACATCCAGCAACTTAATGCTAAATGTTCAAGACTCAACTTTTTACCAATCAACGGGTAACTGGATAGCCACATCTACAGGAACGATAACCTCAAGTACAGACATGGCACCTGTTGCTACGCTTACTAACAACTACATTGACCTTAACTACTCGTGCAAGATTGTTGCAACAGGAGCAGGCTCCATGACACTGGGGGCAGACTCTCCCATACTTAAAGGGGTTCCCATTGTTCCAGGAACTCAGTACACTCTTTCTGCTCAAGTTATCTCCCCTCCTAGTTCAGGGACAGTTACTCCTTCTATTATTTTTTATGACCGACTTGGAAACCAAATCAACTCACCTATATCAGGATCGGGAGTAGCAACAAACGACACCTGGAAGCACATCGTTCAAACTGCCACTGCTCCTCAGTTCTATCAGTCCTACGTAGCAAGCGCTGTGGGTGCTTCTGGAACAATTACCTATACCACACCCTCACCTCACTCATTCACAAACGGTGAACATATAACTATTGTGGGGTTTAGTACTGCAGGATTTAACCTAACTAACGTGCAGATCACCAGCGTCCCTAGTACAACAACGTTTACTGTAGCCAACTCATTCACAGGAACTTCTACCTCATCTGAGTCAGGAATCGCTTACCCAGCGCCTGTTAACAAAGACTCCACCTATGCGGGCATTACTTTCTCGTGGTCAGCCGCAGGTACTTACTACATCGACTGTGTCTGTTTTCAAGCGGGTGCCACCGCCGCGTATGATGAGGCTCGCGCAATTGACGTATTTTTAAATCCCAATAAGACAAACAACATTTTAAATCCATCATTTGAAACAAACGTTACCGATGGGTGGACACTGGCAGGCTCAGCAACTGCCGCTAAGTCATCGACTGTACCTCCTGACTTGTACTCAGGAACTTCTAGCGCACAGATCACCGCTACAGGAAACTGGACATACACATCCAATAGAGTCCCAATTGCTGCGGGAAAGTATTTGACAGGCTCTGCCTACGTTAAGTCTTCTTCAGCATTAACAGTCAGCCTTACTGCTCGAGATACTTCGGGAACGATTGTTGATAACGATGTGTATCCACAAGGTGTTAACTCTTCGTGGACTCGTGTTTCAGTAACAGATCTTGTCGATGCGTTTGACACCACTACCTACACGTATGAACTCGTGTTTTCAGGTGGTGCGGGTACGTTCTACATTGATGGTGTTCAGTTTGAAAGTTCTTTTAGATTTACCCCTACTGTGTTAGAAACATTAACTCCTGCAACAAACAACGCGACGTTGTCTGACTTAGTGGTCAACGTGGGGTCAGGAACTGCCTTCTATATCAATCCTGCGTTTAATAGTTCCAACCTTACATACACTCTTTTAGTTCCAGAAAATATAGGAACAGTAACGGTTACCCCGACAGCGTCTGACCCTGCATCTACTATTTTAGTTAATGGAACTGCAGTTGCATCAGGAGCAACTAGTGGCTCCATCAGCGTACAGCCTAGTCAGTCTACTCAAATACAAATTCGAGTGACTACTGCTACAGGAACAGTGCAGACTTACACCCTTCTTACAGCCCTTCCCAAGTTTTCGGCAACCGACTACTTTGATGGGTCACTTCCTGAGCAATACGGTGCTGAATGGGGCGGAACGGCTAACAATTCTGCGTCGTACTTATACGTCAACAAGCCTGCCAAGGTTGTAGCACTCGGTAAAGCAATCACTGATTGGATTCCCATGAACGCGTTCTGGCGTGTCCGAACATACGCAGGGGTGGAGTACAACAACCTGACCGTGTAGTATGCGGGCATGGTTAACCTACTCATATCAGTTGTACTCACAGGAACGGCAGTTCCTTATGTTGTTGAGTTCATAGGTCTTTTGTCATTTGATTACCTAGGAACTAACTTTGGTCAAAAGTATCTGACACTCCCCCTTAGTTTTGGTGGACTCGTGTCTCTCGGATACTGGGACAAGCATCTCATTGTTGCAGTTCCTGCAGCAACCTTTATCGCTGTCATGATCGTTAAGTGGTTGAACAGACCCATACCTATCCAGCAACCTCGACGCCGTCTTCCACAGATGCCGACGTTGCCATGACCACAGTGACCCGTATCAACATAATTTCATTTAAGGACATCGACGTATCAAAACCTATTGAAGATTTGGTCACGATGTTTCCCAATCCCTACCTCGTGTTTGCTTTGACAGACAATGAAGTGCTTAATCAGAGCATCATGTCGGTTATTAAAAAGCACCAAGTCAAGCACCACATGTACTACGCGGCAGAAACCCCTTTCCCCACCGTAACCACGGAGTTAGGGATACTCACACAGGTAGTTGACCCCATCAAAGAAGTCATCAAGCAGGTTCAGGCGCACGACATCCTTGCCATTGCATGGGACGACTCGTTGGAATGCCATGAGGCTTTACATGCCGTCGAGGACTACGGAGTTGACGCATGGAACATTGACGGAGAACTTGAGTTGCTTCTTATGGAGTCTGAGGAGGACATAGACGAAGAAGACATCATGGACTTGATCCATGACTCCATATCATCAATCGTCGAACTGATGGGGGCATACGTTGTTGCCAAGGTCATGCGTATCCTCAAAGAGGAGGACGACCACACAGGGTGGCACGGACACCCGTCCTTTAGTGACGACGATGAAGATTTTGAGGAGTAGTCTCCGCGCATGAACTTTCCAGAAAGCGCATTCACATCTGACCTGAGCGACTTTGCTGTCAGGCTATTGGGCATTTTGTGCCTCAAATCAGGCTCTGAGGGCTGTTTTAAGGCCTCTGTAGCCGAATTGGGTGCCCTGATGAGCAATGCCAGCGATAGCACCGTCAGAAGGGCGATAAAGGCTTTGGAGGCATCTGGCTATCTCGAGGTTCGACGTACCAAGCGAGCCAATGGATACTGGGGCACAAACGAGTTCCACCCTGTCACTGGTGATAGCCACCCTGTCACCCATGACAGGCACCCTGTCACCAGTGAACGATCCTCACATGATAACGTGACTATTAGTACACGTAGCAATACTGTAGATATGTCATTAGTACCTAATAACAAAACATATAATCAATTAAAAGATATTGGAAACTCAAAAGTTTCCAGGGAAGGAGCCATCGTACTCGTGAGAAAATATGAGGATGACGGAGACGATCTTGCAGGTTTTGGACTTGTTGAGCCACGGGCAGAGTCCGCGCCCAAGTACGCCAAGAACGACCCCAAGACCAGAGGCAAGCGCCCCGAGCATGAGTGGACTGCTATGGACGTTGCTTCAGAGTTCTCGTTTCTTATCGGGCGCAAGTACCCACTCCTTCCAGGAACCGTCAAAGTCAGAGACCTTGCGGGGGCTTTAAACAAGTACCGCCAGAATTTTCACACTACCGCTTTGATCGAGTTAGAGTTGATGCGGCTATTCATGGCAGATCCCGATAACTTTCGCGGTGTAGGTGACGACGGTGGTTTTCTTTACAAGAAATACCTTGCATCATTTAACCGCAACATGAACAAGGCTCGCCAAAACCTCGGACTCTCGGCAGTTAACAGTAAAGAGTTTGACGAAACCCGCCCAAGTAGTGATACAGTCCCGACATCCAAACTAGTTGCTAGTGATGGAACAGAGTTTGATCGCACTATCGCAGGGCGGTCTGCATATCAACGTTATGAACAACGCCTTAAGGAGGCAAAGTAATGGCTAAAAAAGTAACTACAAAGGTTTCTGTATCTGCACACAAGAACCCTGCTAAGGGCGGTGCGTGGATGGCTACCTTTACGATTACCAATGAGGACACCAACGAAGTGACCTTTAGCATGGCAACCGCATGGGCTAACCAGCGAGCCTGCAAGGGTTGGTTCAAAGAGCAGGTTATTGAGCGCACTACTCGCAAGTCCATCAAGGTCGACGTCACCTCTGTCGATGAGAACGAGAAGCCAACATCACTTCATGGGTCATTGACCTTTAAGTCTTAATAAACACAACGGGGGCAACATGTACGACATCATGCAGTTAACACCGATGAAGCGCAACTGGCTTCTTCGAACCTCAAACATACCCAGACGGTTTCTGGGATTAGAACCCTCCGATATCATTGAGCACACTGGCTCTTTTCCTAAGCAAGTAGAGTCATGGGTTAACAATGTCCTCGAGGGAAACGTCATTAAAAGTATCGGTCACCTAGGAGAGACAGGCGTAGGCCTTCTCTTCGACGGTGGTCCAGGGTTAGGGAAGACCACCCATGCGGTAGTTGCTGCGATGGAGATCATCCGCCGTATGCCCGAGGACGATCACTCAGTTGCAAACTTGTTCAAGTTAAATGCCAGCGATATCAGTATGGCTTTTCGTCCTGTTCATTACCTGACCTACCCTGAATTCTTGTCGTACAAGAAGTCCTCTTTTGATTCTGCAAAGAATGAGAACCAGAGTCTTAAGGACAAGTTGGATGGCTTACACGGTCGATCCGAGTATGACTGGCTAAACGTCCGAGTACTTATCATCGATGACCTTGGAAAAGAGTATGGGTCTAAGTACGACGACGCTTCTTTTGATGAGATTCTTCGCATCAGGTACGACCGCGCTTTGCCGACAATTATTACAACAAATGTTAAACTTGAGAACTGGGATACGCAATACTCGGATGCTATGGCAAGTTTTGCTAATGAAGCCTTCATCAGAGTTCCCATCATCGGTTCAGATTTGCGAGCGTGGAAAGGATGAACACAGTGACCACTTGGCGCACCATTCAGATGTTCATCTCCGCTGGAGGAGCAGGCGTATTTGAGGTAGAGGTGGATACCGATACCCGTGACGTTCGATGCAACTGCCCTGTGTGGGTTAAAGATGGCTTTTGCAAACACACTCGCTTTGTTAACCAAAAGGGTAAGACCTATCGAGGTAACTACTTGATCCATCTGCCTACCGAGGTTCCAGAAGAAGAACTAGAAGATGCGATTGAGGATCCTGTTAAGTTTCGCAACTTGATTCTTAAGTATTCTCCTATTGAGGTAATATGAAAAATGGTGACATTTCGAACCAAACTCCTCCTCGTATCATTGTCCTTATTGACGTTGTGGCTGTTAGCGAAGTTGTGGAGTCAAAAAAGTTACTCCGAACAACCGAAGAAAAAAAGATAATACGACTAAGCGCACCTGCATTAAGTCAGTTATGGAACTTAGGAAATAAGTTTGGTTTGTCCATTGAACTTGCCGCATATGCGGATGACTTATGGACTCAAGAACACTTAGATACTTTTATGGAGCGGCTAGACCGACGAGGTGCCAATCCGTTTAACTATGCAGAACTTTATTCAGACATAGAGAACTTCATAGATGATTTACCCTACAGAGCAAACTTCAAGGGCGTTATCGACCTTCCTGGTAGAGTCGCTCGGTATGGGTCGTGGGGCGTTGAATTAAGTAATTTATAAAGGGGGAAATACATGGACAACGAAAATCGGTTAATTAGTAAGGTAATTCGTGAACGAGACATCGTTCCTGCACTGCAAAGAAAAGTTGACGCTACATGGTTTCTAGACTCCGATAACCGCAAGGTATGGG